TTAATTTGATTTAGAGGTGCAATGTCTTGTATTTTATCAGCATTTAATATATCAACAAGTCCCCAATCAACTAAAAGTTGGACTATTCGATTACGTCTTTGAACATCATTCTGTGTAAGATTTGCATGCTTACCATCTAGTGCAAACAACTCTTTAAAGTGCACGATAAAATATCTTCCCTGCTTGTGCAGTATATGACATGATTGATATATCTTCTTTTCTTTTCTGGATGCTACACCAATTCTTGTAAGAGTTTCTCTGACTTTCAGAAAATCATCAGGTTCACCAAGTGAAATTTCTATCATTTGGTCAGACGACCAATTCACTTCTGGTTCTTTAACCACACTCATTTCGATCCTCCAGTTTCAAATTTCGATTTTATAAAATTAAGTTGTTCTTTGGAAAGAATTTTTAGAATCTGTTTTGCTTTTTCGTTACTATATCCATAATAACGTTTCACATAATCTAAATCTTTGATCTCATCCTTACGAAGCCAAGGAGAAAATCTTTTCTTAACTCTGAGTGTATTTATAAAAAAGTCATATTGCATTTTCTTAGGTAAGAAATTATACCTATTCATCTCATTTGCAAACATAATGGCATCAAGATGACCAGAATAGCAACGATTAATTATATAAGGTGGATACTCTTTCTCAATCGATGGATCTTCATCAATTAAGTTTTTCTTTGTTTGATTTATTGAGTTTAACCAATCTTTTAATTCCATTATACAAGTAATTGTTCAAGTGGTGTTACAGGATGTATATCATAATTAGTAACTAATAATTCAGTTTTAATATTGTCATCAGTTCCCTTATCTCCACGATGTGCCATCGAATATCTTAACTTCCATTCTTTTAGATTGTAATCTTTATACAACTCACACAAACGATCATTTAAATTATATGTAATCATAAATTTAGATTTACATTTATAAACTTCTTGTGCGAATCTATTATGATCAAATGATTTGTGCATTTCACGATTCTTACCATATAAGAAATCTTTAATATCATATGGTGGATCTAAAAATATAAATGCATCATCAGTTGCATGTGAATGCATAACTTCAGCATAATCTAAATTTGTTATCTTCCAATACTTAATTATCTTTGAAAAATCTTTTAACTTATTAGCACCAACCAATGAAAAATTAGAATTAGATGCTGTCTGTGAAAATGTGCTATTCTCTGTTAGACCAGAAAAACTACACTTATTCATAATAAAGAAAGCTACTGCTTTATCAAAATCATTATAACTGTCAATTTCTTCCTTATATTGATTAAATAAATCTCTTGCTCTTTCTGTTACTTTATCTGGATCACCCGCATCAAGTGTATATTGTTTTTCTTCATATACTCTCTCAGATAATTGATCTCCATTATCTCTTAGTTGCACCCAAAAATTGTATAAAGGAACATAAAGATCATTTATCCAAATAGGTATTCGAGGATTTTTCTTTGCAATATCTATTGCAATCGATCCACCCCCGATAAATGGTTCCCGATATTCAGATATCTTATCAGGATACCATTTAGATAAAGTTTTAACTGCCTTTGATTTTCCACCAGGATATCTTAGTGGTGTCTTCAAGGAATTAATCGTCATGATGATGTTGCGGATAATCTTGTTCCTGTGCTCTTTGTGTCATAACTGGTCTTTTACCTTCATGACCATGAGCTATTCCTAACTCATGCATTCTAGCATGTTCTCTAATCTCATCTTTAAGATCTTTACCACCTGGACCAAAAGTAAGATATAATCCATATCCAACCAATGATACTAAAGATACTATAATCCAAAAAATGAATATACCAGTTGGTGGTAATCCACTATAACTTCCATGATTAATCAAAGTAGTAATGTAATTCATTAGTAAATAAGTCCTCCCATTCCAGATCTTAATTCTTCAAGTTCCATTTTAATTGTAATAATTTCTGCAAGATCTTTGACTTCTTGTGACATCGTGCGATATCCATTTCCGACATAGATTTGCCCTGCCATAACTGCAATAGTTGCAGCACCCCAAAAGAGGTAATATTTATTTGATTTAATCTGATGTTTCAGTTTTGACATTGCTTTCATTTGTAATTTCCTCTAAAGTGAATAGACTATAAAATTCAAGTCCTGCTAACTTGAATGCTGTATCTGCTTCTTCATTTTCTTGACGATCTATGATAGAAACAACACGTTTGACCTCATAACCTGCGTCACGAAGTCTCTTCACCGCTTTGATAGATGAAGCACCTGTGGTAACAACATCTTCCAATACAGTTATTCTAGATCCTTCTGGTGGTAATGGACCTTCAATGTAATCATCAGTGCCATGTCCTTTTGATTCTTTACGAACGATCAATCCATTTAGTTTACCTTGATTTAATGCAGAGACCATGGCAACACCTGATACTAATGGATCAGCTCCAAGAGTAAGACCTGCAACTGCCACAGTATCTTCATCAATACATTCAGCAATCATAGCACTTACTATTGCTAATCCTCTACCATCTAAAGTAACATTTTTACAATTCACGTAATGATTTGTTTTTCTTCCAGAGGATAGAGTAAACTCACCTTCTTTATAAGAACGTTCTTTTAATAATTTTAATAATTCATCTCGATAGATTTTCATTTTAAAACCTCCATGATAGCATAATAAACAATAAACCCTGATCCTATACCTGATAGTAATAGGAAAATACCGATGAATCCAAATATGTTCATATTAAAAAAACTCCAAACTAAGTTGTTTTTCTAAGACCCCCAGATAGGGTGGAAATTTATCATCAATCATATCTATAACTTTATCAATTCCAATCTTTCTAAAATCATACCACTCATTACCCCCATAGGTTCTTGCATCATCTGCATCTTCAATATGATTCTGCTTGAGTCTACGGTCAGGAGTGCATCTATAATCATCAAATAAATTTTGTATTTGCGTCTCTCTATTACCTACATACTCTTCGATAACAGGATTCATACCTGTGTTAGGATCTACAGGAGAATCCCAATCAAACTTATCTTTAGAACATTGAATCGTATGTACTAATTGAAGTCCTCTAGGATTAGCAGTTTGTAATTGTAAAAGTCTATAGAAAGGATCATTCGCTTTCCCAATTTTATAAAATCCAGTATGTTTAGAGTCATCATCAAAATCTAGTTCTCCGATTATATAAACATAAGATAATTCTAGTTCAATCATTTAAACTCACACTCCACCATAATTTCCGTCAGAGCTGCCAAAAGATTTATCTCTTGATCAGCAACGAATGCCATTTGATATTGGTACTTTGCAATCACTAGTATAGCAGCAGGAATACTAGTTGGAACCATTGTATCATACAAAGAGTCATAGATGCGTCGAAGTAAAACAGATGGATCATTATCTAAATTAGAAACTACCCATTTACGAACTTCAGAAAAGTTTTTTTGTTTAAGATTTTTAACAAGATCATCAACAGCAACATCAGAAAATGCAGCAAGTATTCCACTATCTATCTTACCACTTACAGAATATCTTTGACACTCATTTAACACTCTCCTCCAATCAGGAAAATGTTTATTGATTAGTTGTATTATAACTTTCTTATCCGATTCTACTCTTTCGACTTCGAGTATATGATTTATCCTAGAAAAAAATTGTGCCGCTATTGCTGGCTTGTCTTTTTTATTAACAGAAAAGTCAACCACAGAGCAACGAGAATGTAGTGGCTCAATAATTTTGTTCTTATAGTTGCAGGTGAATATAAATCTGCAGTTTTTGGAGAACTCCTCAATAGACGCTCTAAGGAGGAGTTGTACGTCGGAAGTGGTATTGTCTGCTTCGTCAATGATGATGACTTTATGTTTCGAGTCACTTGTAAGAGAGACTGTAGATGCGAAGTTCTTTGCGTTGTTCCGAACAGTGTCGAGAAAACGTCCTTCATCCGATCC